CCCGCTGATAAGTGGGCGGCTACGGCTTCCGATGTGGCCCCTGAGTTTGACGGTCACGAGATCGTTGTGGCGTTCGCTGTTTCGATCGATGCGCAATGGTCGTCGATTGCGATTGCTGGCCGTGATTTGGCGGCACCGTACGTCGAGTTGATCGAGCATCGCAAGGGTGTTGGTTGGCTCCCTCATCGTCTCAAAGAGCTGATCGAGACGTGGGACCCGATCGTTGTTGGTTGCAATGGCGCTGGTCCATCGGCCGCGCAAGTCGGCCCGATCTTGGCTGGCGGGGTTCGTTCGGTCACACAACTGAACATGAGCGATTACAAGTCGGCGTGTGCTGGCCTGCTCGCAGATGTTGTTGAGGGGCGATTGCAACGGCCTGATGGCCAGCAAGCCTTAGATGCGGCAATGGCCGAAGCGATCGATCGTCGACTTGGCGATGGTTGGGCATGGAACGCGCGGGGTTCGGCGGTGCCAATTTCGCCGGTGGAAGCCGTCACGGTGGCGCGGGCGCTGCTGCCCATTTCTGCCGACAAACCAATTTTCGTTCACTGACAATTAGGGAGACCATGATGAGAGCCTTTTTTGTCGCGCTGCAGCTTGTTGGTTTGGCGTTGATTGTTGTTGCCGCGGCGATGGTCGATGTCCGGCTAGGCGTTCTGTCCGCTGGTTGCGCGTCGTTTGCGGTTGGTGTTGTTGGCGAGCGTGATTCTTGATGTTTGGCAAGCGCGCCGAACGGCGATCCATCGATCTCCAGGCGTGGGCCCGCGGTGAGATCAACTTGGCTGACAACTCGAGCCGTGACCCCATGCGATTATCGACCGTCATTGGATGCGTGGGCCTACGAATGGGTCTCGTGTCGCAAATGCCGATCAATTGCTTTCAGTCTTTGAACGGCCTGCGCTCCGAAGTCTCAAACTCTCTGATTGATCGGCCATCGGAACGGGTAGTTCGCTCGATCTGGCTGCAGCAGATGATGATCTCGCGGGACTTGATGGGCAACGCCATTGGTGCGATCACATCACGGGATCGTCTGGGTCGAGCCACGACAATCGATTGGCTCAACCCCGCGAAAGTGACCTTTGATGAGTCGGTTCCCGGCCGCCTCGGCGTCAAAGTCAACGGAACGGATATCGATCCTTCCGACCTCGTCATCGTCCCAGACTGGACGCCACCGGGCTCGGTGGTTGGCGTGTCCCGCCTCGCAAAATCGGGGATGGTGGAGCTTGCACTCAAGGCACAGCAGTTCGCCTCGGATTGGTTTGAAAACGGGGCGACGCCAAGCGCGTTTATCACCTCTGATCAGCACTTGACCGCAGAGCAAGCAAATCAGGTCCGCGATCGCGTCACCGCCTCGTGGAAGCGGCGACGCCCCGCCGTTCTCGGCGCAGGTCTGAAAGTCGAGCTCGCCAGAATCAACGGGGACGAAACCCAATTCCTGCAAACGATGACGGCGATGGATTCGGCGATTTGTCGGGTGTTTGGCATCCCACCGGAGATGGAAGGCATCGCCGCAAGCGGCCAATCCGTGACCTATGCGAACCGCGATCAGCGCCTTACTGATTTGCTGGTCACGGGACTTAACGCCGATCTCGTCGTGATCCAAGAAACGCTCACCGAGCATGTCCCACGCGGGCAGGTGGTGCGTTTCAACACTGGCGCATTACTTCGATCCGATCTCACGACGCGGTACGCGTCGTACGCGATTGCACTTGACCGCGGGTTTCTCACAGTTGACGAGGTGCGCGAATTGGAAGAGCGTCCACCACTGCCCAAAGGAGCGCCAGCATGAAAAACGAAACACGAGTGTATCGCCAGACTGGAGCGCCCGAGCTCCGCCAGAAAGGCGATGCAAGCATGATCGCCGGGTACGCAGCGGTGTTCAACCGGCTGTCCCAAAACCTTGGCGGGTTCGTCGAAGAGGTTGACCCCGGAGCGTTCACGGAGACGCTTCAACGCACGGAGCGAAACATCGCCGGCCTGGCGAATCACAATGTCGATTGGCTGCTTGGCACGACGCTTTCGGGGACACTACGTCTCTCAGTTGACGGCACCGGGCTGCCGTATGAGCTCGATCTAGACATGACCGATCCTGACGCCCAACGTATTGCTGCCAAGGTCGCCAAGCGCAAGATGCTCGGCTCTTCGTTTTCGTTTCGCACGATCGAAGATGCGTGGTCGACCACAGATCAGGGGTTCCCGCTGCGCCGCCTGCTCGCCGTTGAGCTGTTTGACGTTGGCCCGGTCACCAACCCCGCGTACTTGGACACCCAAGCGGATGGTATGAGTGTCGCCCTGCGGTCGCTCTCCACCTTCATTGATTTACCGTTTGATCGAGTGGTTGCGGCCGCCCAGTCAAACACACTGAAAGACCTCATCTCTCGCGATCTCGGCGCACCTGTCGAAGATCCTCCTGATGTCCCTTCGTCCGGCGACACCGCCGAAGGTGCAGCTACCCGCGGGCGGCGGAATCCGCCCAGCTCAGCGTCGAGCTAACGCGCGCCACGCGTCGACGCCAACCCAAAACCAATCACACAGGAGTTACTAATCATGAGCATGGCTCTCATTCAAAAGCTGCACGAGGATTCGCTGGCAGCACAAAAACAAGCACGTGACATTTCCGATTTGGTCGCCGCGGAGAACCGCGACTTTACGGCCGAAGAGGAAGGTGCGTGGCAGAAAGCGAACAAGGACTACGACGTAATCTCAGCCCGCGTCAAAGAGCTTTTGGACCACGAAGCGCGAAGCGCTGACATCGCAAAAATGCTCGGCGAGCTTGGTGATCAAAAGGACGCAGACAACAAGCCAGATCCCATCTCGGATGAGGCTCGCTTGCGGGCGATCCTCACCGAGCGGCGCGGCGCTGCAGATTTCTTGCCTGAGTCCCGCACACTCTCAAAGCTGACCGCTGGCGCTGGCGCGAACGTTGTGCCGACCGGCTTCTACGACACGCTGTTTGAGGCGATGGTCGAAGCAAGCTCGGTGATGGCAGCGAATGCAACCATCCTCAACACAGCGTCCGGCGAAAACATTCAGCTTCCCCTGACCTCGACATTCCCAACAGCGGCACAGGTCGCGGAAGCATCGGCGATTGGTGCGTCCGATCCGTCTTTCGGGCAGACGACAATCAGCGCCTATAAGTTCGCGTTTTTGACGCAGGTATCCAGCGAGCTGCTTGCGGACAATGCCGTCAATTTGGTCGAGTTTCTTGGCCGGCGCGGCGGTGAAGCGATCGGGAACGGGATCGGTGCCGCGTTCATTACCGGGTCCGGTTCGAGCGCGCCGACCGGTATTGTCGGCGCGGCCGGGTTCGCCACGGTGGCGGCTGGCGCTGGTTCGGTGGCCGCAGGGTTCAGCTACAACGACATTTTGACGTTGCAGCACTCGATCACTCGGCCTTATCGGTCCAGTGCATCCTTCATCTGCAATGACTCCGTGACGTTGCAGCTCCGCAAGCTTCGCGATGGCAGCGGCGGCGCTGGCACCGGCCAATATCTTTGGCAACCGGCCGTAACGCTCGGCGCGCCCGAAACCCTCGCAGGCAACCCGATTTTCACTGATCCGGCGATGCCGACGGCGACCACTAACGGCACTAAGGGTCTGGCGTTTGGCAACTGGCAGCGCGGTTTGGTGATTCGCATCGCTGGCGGTGTGCGGGTGGAACTCTCGACGGAGTTCGCGTTCTCGTCGGATTTGACGACGTGGCGATTCATCACTCGCGCTGACTCGCGGATCGTGGACACCAACGCTGCACGCGTGTTGACCTACACGACCTAATTCCTGACGGGGCGGGCGGTTCGGTCCTTCCGCCCGCCCCATCAACCTCTACTCAAGGAGTCGCTCCATGCGAATCACACCATCCATTACACTTAACGTTGACGGCGCTTATTTTCCGTCCGGCGTTCCTGTTGATGTCGATGATGACATCGCGGAGAACGCGATCTCTCTCGGACTCGCAGCGCTGACAATCGACGAGGTCGAAGCCGAAGAAACACAAGCAGACGACGCGATCGAAGTGGAAGCCGCGACTGTAGAGCCGCCCGAAACAGCGACCGTCACAAGGGCCAAGCGCAAGCGATGATTACGGCGCAGGATTTGCGGGACTGGCTGAAAATGCCAGCAACCGCGAACACCGACGACGCGATACTGGACACTTGTGTAGCGTCCGCGATCTCTAAGGTCCGCGAACATTGCGGGCGAACATTCGAGGCGACCACCACGGCCACACGCGTCTTTCCGGTCATCTCAACCCGCGTTTTCGTCGATGATGCACAGGCGATTGCCATGGTTGAGGTCTCGGCCGATCAGGCGTCTTGGGCAAATGTGGGGTCTTGGCAACAGACCCAATCGCGCAGTCACATCACATCGATCGAAATTACCGAGGGTGCGCTTTGGTGTCGCGTAACGGCAACGTTCGGATGGGACGCTCCACCCGCCGATGTTGTGACCGCCGCGCTGCTGACGGCCGCGAGGATTTACAAGCGCAAGGACTCACCGTTTGGCGTCGAGTCCTTCGCCGATTTCGGCGTGCGGATAGCGCGGGTCGATCCTGATGTCGCCGAGCAACTCCAGCCTTGGCGACGCTTCGACGTCATCGGTGGCGTGGCGTGAGCAACCTTCGGATCGTGCGGGAAGCTCTCGCCGCGACACTCACAGAGCAAACAGGTTTGACTGTTCACGGCCGTCTAGGGTCCGCTCCAGCGCCGCTCCCTGGCGGGCTTCTCAAGCTCGACAAAGTCGACTACCTCGGCTCGTTCCGTGGAGCTTCAACCAAGGTGGAATATTTGTTCCACTTGTGGGTGATCGTTGGAATGGCGACCGAGTGGGC